AAAATATTTGTGAAACTGTTAAATTTCATGGTGGTAAAGAATGTCTCGTTTCTGTATCACCACCAAAGGTATCTGGAAATCTAATGAAAACGGGTGTACATCTAAATTGGCCTGATTTCGTGGTTGATCAGAGTTCAGCTGTAGCGCTTCGTGAACATATTCTGGTGTCTCTTTCTAAATTTAAGGGTGATAAGGACTGGAATGAAATTGTCGACTCCTCAGTGTATGGGGACACACGTAGAAAAACGAAGGGGAGTGGATTTAGGATGCCATGGTCATACAAACGAGCAAAACATGAAGCGTGTGGTGGCCGGGGTTGTAAAGATTGTGAAAATGGCAGGGTTGATCAGTTGGCGTATCTCCCAGTTTTCATTTACAGTACTGATTCTCTCACGAGGATAAGTCAAGAACCGTCCGTCAAAATTCTTAAAATGTCAGCTGTTCGAACTGATGCACCTACGACAGTTTCAGTAGAACCACCTTCAGTGTCCATACGAGCCAAAGAGGCTTCTTTTTCAGAAGATCAAACGAAGGATGAAATTTATGATGAGGATTTGAAGAATAAAATCGAAACGTTTATCCGAAAAAATATGGAGGGACAAGGTGGTGCATACCTGACGAAACTTTTCAAACACAAGGAAACGTATTATGCGGCGACGACTTCTAGATACTGTGAAAATGTAAAAAGAAATCACAGTTCGAATCACGTATGGTTTATACTCAGTGGAAAGTTCATTCTCCAGAAATGTTTCAGTCGACATGAAACTATTCTTGGACGTCGTGATGGCTTTTGTGAACACTTTTGTGGCCGTCGACATCAATTGACGAGCGACATTATTGATAAACTATATCCTAAAAAGGAAGTCATCAGTAAGTGTCCAGAAATCAAAAAGAATGTAGAAAAGCCTCAAATTAAACAAATGGACGTAAAACCAGAACTAGAAAAATACATCAATCGAAACATGAAACACACAGAAGATATTTGCATAGCGAATATTACCAGAAATAACAACACCTTTTTGGTCATGACATCATCTAAATACTGTGAAACTATCTCAGGAGAACACGAAAACAAGACAATGTCGTACACCATAACCAAAAACAAAATAAAACAGAAATGTCCAATGTGTACGAAAAGTAAAGCTAGAGTACACGTCTTACCCTCTAGTTTAACCAGTAAATTGTACCCTAAAGATACTTAAACAGAACAGTACTTAAAGTAATTAAATGGTTGTTAGTACCCGCACTAGATTTGGAAGGGCTGTAAAGAAGCCAGCTCTTTATGTACCAGTAGAAACTGTATTAGATGACGATTATGCTACGGATGAACATGATGACACTGATTCTGAATCACTCATTGATACTGAAGATGAATACAAATCGGATGATGAGAGTGATGACGATGAAGATGCCGATGAGAATGGAAACTTGAAAGATTTTGTAGTTGATGATGACGAAGCGAGTGAAAGTGAAAGTGAGGAAGAATAAGCTTAAAAAAAACACGAACTATATTAGAAAATGGAAACAGACATTGGTAATCCCATTGAATATAACCCGACCCTTGACCCCCTGAATCATGGTAAGGAAGAAGATAATAAGGAAGAGTTGGTACAAGACCAACCATATTATTTTCATCCAAGTGAAATGAATTACCCCCAACCCCCACCCCAGAATGAGAAATTCGACCTCTTTAACAATGTTGACAAATCTACGTGGATTATCGCGTTTGCTGTATTTCTTTTGGGTTTTTTCATGGGTAAGACCATGCAGCCTGTAATTCTCAGGTATACTTAATTATTTACTGAGGTCCCTTATACGGGTCGAAAGTTTGGTGTCAGTGTCTTCATACATATCGTTGTTTACACCCTTTTGTGGAAATCCACTTAACCAGTGGTCTTCCGGAACAGATGAATACGCGACGAATGTACCAATATCCCCATATGTAGGGGGTATGAACCTATCAGTGACAGGACCCCTGTACGTATCTTCAACGAAACCATCAGTAGTTGAAGCCTCGACTTCAGTAGAATCTGTTTTGTTTTTTAAGTTGTATTTTGGTTTAAAAAACAAAATAAAGAAAGCTCCAACTAACAATATTGTTATAATTGTGAGAAGCATTTTTATTTACTGTATACGAATATTATTTACGCGGATTCCTCTTCCTCCTCCTTAAGTTCACCAAGCTTACCAGCCTCGGCCTCAGCCTCACGCTTCTTCTGGCGTTCGGCAATCTCATCAGCCACAATTTTGTCAGCCTCCTTAATGAGTTCCTCCATGGGTGTATCGGGCTTCTCCTTCTTGAGGCGCTCGAGTACCTCAGCTGGGTGAGGAATAGGCGCCTCATCAGGCTTGTTGTAATAAGTGGAATTGTCATCCCCAGGTGCAAACTTAGCAGTCATACCCTGCTTACGCTCGTTGAACATGCGAGCAGCCTGGGCCTGGTTCTCCTTGTACCCAGTCATGATTTCCTCGAGCTTGTCATTTGTGTAATGCACGTCCTCAATCTTTTCAGCATCGGGTGGGATGAGGAGCCACTTGTACATGTCGACTACGTAGATATCGAATGTAGCATCTTCCTTCTGGAGACGCTTGGCATGATTCGCCGCCTCATCACGGGTAGCGAAAGCTCCACGAAGCTTAATACCAAACTTGTCATTCTTCTGAGGACACTCAGGACCAACGATGGAAAGGCACGCGAACACCTGGCCAGGTACAGTGGTGTAATCTTGTTCAAGAGACATTATACCAATTTTAGAACTTAAAACTTTAAGCTACTATTTACATAATATGCATGAGTATTGGGATAAACAACCCGTTCCTAGAGAAGACACTACACCTGGTGAAATTGAGAAAACAAGAGATGTTTCAAAAAAGACTACAAAACTTCCAGATGGTTTCGTATGGTCCTCATGTAATCTGAAAGAAGCGTGTGAGTTTTTAAATTCTCATTATGTATCCGATGGAGTATTTAGACTGTGTCATACCGTTGAGGCTTTGAAATGGTCGATGGATGAGTATGCTGTTATTCGTAAAAAGGATACAAACCAAATCATTGGGTACATAACAAGTTCAAATATTGACACCAACGTTGAAACGAATGTCATGAAAATGGTTCATATCAGTTTCTTGTGTGTCCATGGTGAGTATAGAAAATTTGGGTTTGCTCCAATTCTTATATCTGAAATCAAACGCCGTGCAAATAAGAATGATGTATGGCAGGCTATATACACTGTCCACACGAAACTACCAACCCCAATTACGAAGTCCTATATGTGGCACCGTCATTTAAACACGGAAGCTCTCATCAAGAATAAATTCTGTCAAGTGGACCGTACCCGTAAAAACTTCTACCAGATCCGTGGTTCATGTAAGAATGTTTGGCGAAGAATGACGTCTGACGATATTCCCCGAGTGACTAAAATTTTACAGGATTACAACAAGAAGTTCAGAATTGCCCCAGTTATAAACGAAGAATACGTAAAACGACGGGTGTTGCCAATTTACTCATTCGTGAATGACGAAAATGACGATTTTATATCATTCTATGCAGCTCCATATGAACGTATCGATGGTTTGGGTACAGTTAAACAAGTGTATAGGTATTACGTAGTGGGAGATGTATACGACGATGCATTCATCATAGCTAAGAATTTTGGGTACCATATCTTCAATAGTCCTGAAGTGGGTTTGACTGTAGAAAGTTTAGAAAAATTGAAATTTATGAAGGGTAATTACGTATATTATTATATGTTCAATTGGAACCTAAGTGAAATGATTGAACCTAAAGAAATAAACCTTATTATTCCATAAGATGAAATGGAAGTAATTCGTAAAAATCACAATGATGCCAAGAGAAATCTTATCCAGTCTGTTTCAAACGAAGGTGAACACATTCTTGATGTAGGGTGTGGTTTCGGTGGAGACCTTCAGAAATGGCACAAGTGTGGGGTGAACATTAACATGTGTGATCCAGAGCCATCCGCTCTCCAAGAGGCTCGTTCACGTGCAAAAAATATGCATATGCGTGTAAACTTTTATGAGGGTGATATTCATAACTGTCCAAACAGAGCGTTTAATATCGTGTGTTTTAACTTTTCACTGCATTATATTTTTGCCAGTAAAGGTTTATTTTTCAGTTCTATTCGTGAAATAAAAAAGAGGGTAAAACCTGGTGGACTTCTTATAGGTATCATTCCAGATTCAGAAAAAATTATTTTTAAAACACCACTCATTGATGAAACTGGTAATTTTTTCAAACTAAAAGACCATGGAAATGGTGGATTTGGTGAAAAATTATTTGTAAACTTAGTCGACACACCTTATTATGCGGATGGTCCAAAATCAGAGCCAGTGGCTTTTAAAGACCTTTTGGTCACACATCTAGAAGAGTTGGGGTTTAGCTTACAACTTTGGGAAGGACTAACGGGGAATCCCATCTCAGAGTTATATAGTAAATTTATCTTTGTATATAAGAGATGATAGCTTTGATTATATTATTGTTAATCAATTTAGTTATTCTTTACACGACTAGAGAACCCCAGGAGCTC